GTTTTTTTTCTTTTTGGTAAAATTGACGTAGGGGAACCGGCGTCCAAATGTAAAGGAGGAATGCTCTGCCTCCAGCGCCGGCGAACCGGTGGTATTTGCACAAATCAACCACAGAAAGGAGGTGCTGCCATGATCACTTTGAAAGACATTCGCGGGATTTTTAATCAGTTGAGGAAGATCCTTGCGATGCTGGACAAGATCTATCAAGCCATGGAACTGGATAAGGAGGAATAATATGGCACATCGTATGCCGGTCAATCCCAAAAAAGATAAGCGAGTGTTTACCAACACCGCAAAAAAGACGAAGAAGATCAACGTCAACCCGAAGCCGTCGCGCGGCGGCATCCGACTGTAAAGGAGAATCATCATGGAATTTCAGGTATACGCAGTGAAAGATGAGCTGTCTGGCATCTTCGGCAATCTGATCGTGGTCAATGAAAAGGTGGCCGACCGCACCTTCAAGTGGATGGCACAGGAGATGGAGAAAGCCGACTGCGAAGATAAGCGGATCTATCTTTTAGGCAAGTACGACAACGAAAGCGGCAAGATCAAGCCGCTGGAGCTGCCAATGCTCATGTACAACATCGAACTCATGAAAAAGGAGCAGCTCAATGGGAGTAAGAATCTTTAAACCCTACGAGGACGAAAAACCGCTGGCGCTGCCGAACGAGCCGGGCAACAGGTTTGAACCGGAGTACAAAGAACGATATGACGACCGAGGACAGCCGTATCTGGAAAAGGTGGGCGAAGTGGACACCTACGAGAAAATCCAGAGCTATAAGGACGAATGCGATGTCATGGCAATTCTGAGCCGGTACGCTGCCGGTGACGAAAGTGTGCTGGCAAAACCGGGCTGGTACATCGACACCAGCAAGCTGCCACAGACCTACACCGAATACATGAACATGATGAACGAGAAGCGGGAAGAGTTCAATCAGCTTCCGCTCAGTGTGCGCCAGGCATTCGGCATGAACTTCGAAAGCTGGATGGCAACAGCCGGTGAACAGGAATGGCTTGACAAGATGGGCATCAAAATTCAGCAGGATGAACAAAAAAAGCCCAATCCTGACACGGATGAAACTGTGCAGAAAGGAGAAAATAAGGAATGAACCGAAACGCCGAACAGCACTACAGCCAAGTGCCTCATGCAAACATACCGCGTGCGAGATTCAAGCGGGATTATAGCCTGCTGACCACGATGAACGAAGGCGATCTCGTCCCGATCTACTGTGACGAGGTACTCCCGGCAGACACGGCAAAGATCGATCTGAATGCGCTTATGCGTATGAGCACACCGCTGTATCCTGTCATGGATAACTGCTACTGTGACTTTTACTTCTTCTTCGTACCATCGCGGCTGCTGTGGGAGCATTTCGAAAACCTCATGGGCCAAAACGACTCGACCTTCTGGGCAGAAAAGGTAGAGTACACGACTCCGAAAACGACTGCACCGACCGGAGGCTGGAACGTGGGCACGCTGGCGGATTACTTCGGCATTCCGACCGGAGTAGAAAACCTTCAGGTAAACAGCCTGCCTTTCCGGGCATACGCCAAAATCTGGAACGAATGGTTTCGAGACGAAAATTTACAGCAGCCTGTCACGATGAGCAAGACGGACGCCACGACCGCAGGAAGCAACGCAGGAACGGCACTCACCGACACCGAAGCCGGAGGCCTGCCGCTCAAAGTCTGTAAATATAAGGACTACTTTACAAGCTGCCTGCCGAGTCCGCAGAAAGGCGAGGCTATAACGCTGCCGATGACAGGAACGGCACCAATCTACGGATATGGAACAGCAAATCTGAAAGAAAAACTGACAAACGACGATGTGGGATTAATCAAGCAGTTCATACCGTACTTTGCCGGGAAAAACGGCGATGAACTGAGCGGAGCAAAACCGGCACAGTTTTATACTGAAATAGACGATTCGTTACACCCTGTACTGGGCGCAGACATGAGCAACGTGACAGCCGCGACCATCAACGAACTCCGACAGGCTATCGCAGTGCAGCACATTATGGAAAGAGATGCACGCACCGGCACGCGGTACAAAGAAATCCTGCAGGGAGCTTGGGGTGTCACGAGTCCGGACGCACGACTTGACCGATCGGAATACATCGGCGGCTACAGACTGCCTATCAACATCAATCAGGTCATTCAGACGTCTAGCACGGACTCGACGAGTCCGCAGGGCAATACCGCAGCATTTTCCATGACCACGATGAGCAGGAACATGGCAACGTACAGCGCAACGGAACATGGTTTCATCATCGGTCTGGCAGCAGTGCGAGTAGATCACAGCTATCAGCAAGGCCTTTCTCGACTGTGGACACGCAGCACACGCTTTTCCTACTATGACCCGATGCTTGCAAACCTCAGTGAGCAAGCGGTGCTTAATCAGGAAATCTATGCACAGGGCAACACACAGGACGAAGAAGTATTCGGCTATCAGGAAGCTTGGGCAGACTACAGATACCGCACCAACATGATCACGGGCGAAATGCGCAGCACCTACGCTCAGACGCTGGACGCATGGCACTATGCCGACAAGTACAACGAACTGCCGAGACTCTCGAGCGACTGGATTAAAGAGGGAAGACAAAACATTGATAGAACGATCGCAGTAGAAAGCCAAAACAGCCGTCAATTCATCTGCAACTTTTACTTCGACCAGACGTGGACAAGGGCAATGCCTATCTACAGCATCCCGGGCCTTGATACCATCTAAGGAGGTGGAACAATGGCAATCGGGCTAATGGGCCTTGTCAAAGGCGGCCTAACTCTGGCAAACACATTATACAGCATATACAACAGCATAAAAGGGAGCACCTCCAGCGCAAAACAGCAGGGCACAATGCAAAACACAATCCAAAGCGGTACAACCATGGGAAGCACCGCACAGGACACTACAAGCGCAGGTGGGAGCGTCCAGACCGGCAACACAAGCGCACTGGGAAATCTGCTGGCAACAGCACTCGGAACGCCGACAAGCAACAATGCTCAAACAGCAGCGGGCTTCAACGCAGCGAACGCAAAAACAGCCAACGACTTGCAGACCGGTACATGGATGATGGGCAATCTTCTCAACATGGGAAACGCTCTAGCATCCAATGCCATGAGTGCAGCAAGCCAAAGCAGCGCAATGCGGTATAACTCAGCTGAGGCCAAAGCACAAAGAGACTGGCAAGAACGAATGGCCAACACGAGCTATCAAAGAGGCGTGGCAGACCTTAAAGCAGCGGGATTGAATCCTATCTTAGCAGCCTATAACGGCTATGGGGCGCAAACGCCATCAGGAGGCTATGGAAGTCTCGGCGGCGGTCAGACCTTCGCACACGCCCAGGCTCTGACAGCACCAGCAGCCAAAAACGCAACCATGCAGGCAATGTATGACTACGGCAACAACACCGCACAGATCGTGCAGAACTTTCAAACGGCCATCAACAACGCGAAACAAAGTTCTGACTACTGGACAGCTGAGCACCTCGAACAGATGCAACAGCAAACCGTAAGCAGCAGCGCAAAAACCGTTGGCCAGCTGGGTGAGCGAATGGACAGCACCACACAGCAGGAACAGAAAACCGAAGGTCACCAGTTCAAAAACGAAGGGCGACTTGACGCAGGCCTTGGAGCAAAAGGCCAATTCAACTTACTGCCGGGTCTTCCGATGCTTCCATAAAATAGTTGACAAGTGGAGAAAAGAGGTGTATATTATGAGTGTACCAATCACACACTTGGCTATAGGAGGCTAACCATGAAAAGTCAGATTGCAAAGAGGATCAACATCAACCTAACACAAAAACAGGTAGACGAGCTGAAATATATAGAGGCTCATAAAACAGGAGACAAGTACATGGACAGCGACATTGTCAGAGATGCAATAGATATGTTCGCACAGATCCTTGGATACAGCGACTAACCACCGTTTGACGGCTTCGCCGTGCAAACTGAATGCAACAAAAATACAGGCCCGACAGTAACCGTCAGACGCATTTTTGTGTCACTGGGGGGAAATGTAATCAAGAGGGACATTTCCCCCCAGTGCGACCCCGGGAGGTGAAACATCCATGCCATGTGGCAGACCCAACATTAGAATCTTCGGAGCGAAGAAAAACGGAGATGATTTTTTCAGTTCACTAGAGCGCTATATCAAATACGGAATGTCGAACAAGCCGAACACAGCGCCAGCTGACGACATGACAACGCAGCGCAGAAGAGAGCGAGAAGTCAAAGCAAAAATCAAAACCGGCGAAATTGTAATCTGTCCTTGTAAGCATTGCCAAGGATGCATTTTAGATAGACGCAAGAGCTGGGCAAATCGAATGGAGATGGAATTACCGTATCACGATCAGGCTTGGTTCCTGACGTTGACATACGACAACAAGCACGTTCCAATCAATATCGAAAGAGGCAAAGGCATCGACAAAAACGGAGTGCTGAAAGCTCCAAGCGGAGAGTATACAACGAACCTGACACTAGACTATAATGACCTGACGGCATTCTGGAAAAGGCTGAGAAGGTGGACAGAATACCACAAAAGGGAATACCAAGTATATGATGAAAAAGTAGGCATGAAAAATAAACTCATGTACTACGCTAGTGGAGAATACGGCACGAAAACGCACAGACCGCATTATCATGCAATCGTGTACAGCTTATACATAAACCCGAAAGAACTGAAGGTGTATAAAAAACAGAAGGGCAGAGTATACTACACCTGCGCATGGCTCAACCAGATATGGGGAAAAGGCTTTGTAATCATCGGAGTGGCAGAATGGAACGACATGGCATATACAGCAGCATACTGTTCCAAGAAAGCATATGGTGAGGCAAAAGAAAAATTCCTCGATATGTGTATCGAGGAGGAAGATAGCAGAATCAGCACAAAACCATCAATCGGCTGGAGATACTACGAAGACCATAAAGATGAGATATACCAAAAAGACAGCATCCAGCTGAGTAAGGGCAAAAGATGTAAACCGCCAGCATACTTCGACAAGCTCTTTGATCTTGAACACAGCAACAGCGAACCACTAAACGCCGAAACGGAAAAGGATTACGAAGCTCTAATAATAAAAGCCGAGTCGGACGAACTCAAGGAAATAAAGAGAAGGCGGCGGAAAATCGCCAACGACGCTCTATTCGCTCAGCTCGCACAACACGGCTATAGTCTGCAAGAACATTATAACAACATCGACGCGAAAAATCAAGAAAAGTTCTCCAAACTAAGAAGAGATGAAATATAAGTGGCCGGGGGGAGAACGGCCAATAAAGGACAGAACGGCGTAGTTACGGAAAGCTACGCCGTCCTTTTCATTCGGCGCACCAGCGCCGACCGGACGGCCATCCAGACAAAGTTCTGCCTTAACGAAGACGATACAGTGCAATTCATAATAGGGTACAAAGGAGAAAGATACTTCCCATACAGATACGATGAAAAATACAGATCCTCAACAAGTTGCGAAGGAAGATACAAATACAAATACCTAAGAAGACTAGAAAACGAAGGAAAAATAAGTTGGAACTAATCAAAAAACGTGAGGTTGACAAAAATTGACCTTGCGTTTTTTTTCTTTTTGGTAAAATTGACGTAGGGGAACCGGCGTCCAAATGTAAAGGAGGAATGCTCTGCCTCCAGCGCCGGCGAACC